TGATGTATTAGTTCGTAGCTATTATGATACTGATGCGAATCCTGTAGTATTAGAAAAATACACAAGTTGTTCGATGAATCCGGCTTTGAATAACTATGTAGCTAAGAAAATTGGTACAGCTGATGGTGAATATGCAATCAACTCAAAATACGTTATGTTAGAAATGAATGAACAGGCTCCGTCTGATTCACTTCCAGCAGGTTTTGAGGGTTATTTAGTTAGAACTTATGATGGAACATCAGATAAGGCTGAAACATTCCCAATCTACAAAACTAAATATGATGCCCCTGGTGATGTGTTATATAACCCACCATTCGGTACAATTTTAGGGGTTGGTAATGAAACAATTAGCTCAGGTGACAATGTTAGAAGAGCATATTTAGGATTTAGTACGGCCGTAGGTTGGGACGTTAACTTATTTGATTATAAGGGTAAGCAAACTCCATCAGGTTGGACTTGTACTGAACAAGTATATTCTAACTGGTCATATTTGACAAGAGGTTTCCACATGGATAGTGGTGCAACTACTGTATTAATTTCAGCTCAGTATGGTACTTCAGGTACACCAGCATTTGATTGTGGAGCAGGTCAATTCAACACTGAACCACTAGATTCTAATGAAGTTTACTACAGAACTTATTCACGTAAGTTTACAGTACTTCCTTATGGTGGTTTTGATGGTTGGGATATCTACCGTGAAAATAGAACAAATAGTGATGACTTCGTACTCGGAAAATCAGGTTACTTGTACGGAGCAAGAGCAGGATGTCAACCATATGCAAACGCAACAGGTTGGGGTGCGTTCAGACAAATTACTGTAGAAGATGATACATCTAATTACGCTAATACTGACTACTACGCATACTTGTTAGGTATTGAGTCATTCAATAACCCTGGTATTATTAACATTAACGTGTTTACTACACCTGGTATTGATTATGTAAATAACTACAAACTTGTTAGAGCAGCAATTGACATGGTTGAAATTGATAGAGCTGACTCTATCTATGTTGCAACTACTCCTGACTTTGATTTGTTACAACCATCAAGCTCTATGGATAACTTTGTTTACCCACAAGATGCGGTTGTTGCTCTTGAAGACGCTTCATTGGATTCTAACTACACTGTTACTTACTACCCTTGGGTACTTACTCGTGATAGTGTGTTCAATACACAAATCTACATTCCAGCAACTGCTGAGGTATGTCGTAACTTGGCACTTACAGATAACATCGCCTTCCCATGGTTCGCAACTGCGGGTTACACAAGAGGTATTGTTAACTCAGTAAGAGCAAGACGCAGACTTACACAACTAGATAGAGATACTCTTTATGAAGGTAGAATTAACCCAATTGCAACTTTCAACGATGTTGGTACTGTAATTTGGGGTAACAAGACACTTCAGGTGAGAGAAAGTCCTCTTGATAGAATTAACGTTAGAAGATTGTTGTTACAAGCTCGTAAGCTTATTTCAGCGGTGGCAATCAGATTGCTCTTCGAACAAAACGACGCAGTTGTAAGACAACAGTTCTTGGATTCTGTAAACCCAATCTTGGATGCAATCAGAAGAGATAGAGGTATCACAGACTTCCGTGTAACTGTATCTAATGACCCAGCGGATTTTGATTCTAACCAAATGTCAGGACGTATCTTCTTGAAGCCAACTAAGGCTCTTGAATTTATCGACATCGAGTTTATCATTACTCCACAGGGAGCAAGTTTCGAAAACTTATAATAGAAACAAAAATAAATTTAAAAACCCTCTGGAAACAGGGGGTTTTTTATTTTTAGTATATTTATAGATATGAAATTATTCTTAGTAGAGGGGTTCAAAGATGAAGTAACTCCTGATATGAAATATTATGCATTTGATTGGGATGATAATCTTATGTACATGCCAACACAAATTATGTTAATGACCGATGATGGTAAAGAAATTGGTATGGGAACTGAAGATTTTGCAGAGCATCGAGTAGATGTTGGAAAAAATCCTTTTGAGTATAAGGGTAAAACAATTGTTGGGTTTGCTGAAAATCCATTTAGAAATTTTTCAGTTCAAGGGGATAAAAAATTTATAATAGATTCTCTTTTGGCAAGAACTGGACCTGCTTGGGACGACTTTGTGGAATGTATAAACGGAGGTTCAATTTTTTCAATTGTAACTGCAAGAGGACATAGTCCAGAAACACTCAAACAATCAATAGAGAATCTAATAGAGCTTGGGTATAAAGGACTATCAAAAAAAGAATTGGTTCGAAATTTAAAGAAATATAGAGAAATTTCAGGTGAAGAAGAACTTAGCGACTCTGAATTAGTGGAACAATATTTAAATATGAATAAATATTATCCTGTAACTTATGGGGAGGGGTCGGCTCAAAATCCTGAACAAGGAAAAGTTAACGCTCTAAGAGAATTTACTCAATATGTTAAAAATATGGCATCAAAAATTAAGGGACAACCATATTTAAAGAATGATATATCTAATAATTTTATACCTACTATTGGATTTTCTGATGATGATTTAAGAAATCTGGAGAAAATAAAACAAAGCTTTAAAGATGACCCAGAAAATATTATTCAGATGTATTCAACACACGGAGGAGTTAAAAAGAAATATTAATATATTTATAACTAGATATATGTAAGTTTTGTAAAAAAAAAATTAAAGTAAATAGAAAAAAATAAAACTTGCATATTTATAATAAAACGAAATAAATAAAATTTAAAAAAAAACAAGAATATGGCTGATTTACTGATGAAAATGCCGATACCGTATGAACCCAAAAGAATGAACAGGTTCATACTTAGCTTCCCAAGTGAACTAGGTATCAACGAGTGGTATGTAGAATCTACTTCTCGTCCGAAAATTACAATTGGTTCTACACCAATTCCATTCTTAAACACAGAAAGATATGTTGCAGGTCGTTATACTTGGGGTACGATTAACTGTACGTTCCGTGACCCAATTGGACCATCTGCAGCTCAAGCACTTATGGAATGGGTTCGTTTACACGCAGAATCAGTAACAGGTCGTATGGGTTATGCTGCGGGTTATAAGAAAGATGTTACACTCCAATTATTAGACCCAACAGGTGTTGTTGTAGAAAAATGGATTTTGGTAGGTACATTCTTAACTGATGTTGACTTCCAAGGATTGGATTACGGTCAAGATGGTCTTGCTAAGATTGTTGCAACTCTTCGCCCTGACTATTGTGTTCTTGTTTACTAATATATTTTTTAAATACTATTTACAAATCCGTACTTTGTGCGGATTTTTTTTTATAAAAAAAATTATACATGAACGAAATTATTGCAGGACAAGAAAATTTTAGTTTACCACACGATATGGTAATTTTACCAAGTAACGGTAAATTTTATAAAAATAAAAAGAAAAGTGTTAAGGTTGGTTACTTGACCGCTGCTGATGAAAATCTTTTAGGAAGTGTTGGAAGCCGTATTAATGGTGAACAATTAATACTAAGATTAGTTCGTAGTAAACTTTATGAGCCTGAATTGAATCCTTCTGAAATGTTGGAGGGTGATATTGAGGCAATTTTGATTTTCTTGAGAAACACTTCTTTTGGTTCAGAATATAATTTTAATTTAACCGACCCTGAAACAGGGAACAAATTTGAAAAGTCTGTTTTATTGGATGAATTAACACTTAAAAAACCTGAGGTTGAGCCTGATGATAATGGATATTACCTAACAAAACTACCAAAGTGTGGTGCTGAAGTTAAGTTAAAGCCACTTCTTTATGGTGAAACTTTGGACTTGGACCGAATGGCTGAGGAATATCCATCAGGTATGATTGCTCCAAAGGCAACTTGGAGATTAGCAAAACAAATTGTGGAGTTAAACGGCTCAACTGATAAAGGTGAGATTGCGAAATTTATTGAACAAATGCCAATCATGGATTCAAAATATATCTCCAATTTTATCAAAAATAATGAACCAAGAATTGACTTAAACCGCGAAGTAACAGCCCCATCAGGAAAAAAGGTAATGGTAAGAATTGCCTTTGGGGCAGAGTTCTTTCGCCCTTTCTTCTAATTATATCCAAGGGTTACTTGACCAATACTACCTAATGGGTAAGTTTTTGGGAACCTCATGGTCAGACTTTCAACAAATACCTATCTATCAGCGAAGATATTTAGTTGATAAAATAATCGAGTACAATACTCCAAAAAATAAGTAATCGATTATTTATAATAATATGATGCAAGTTAATTCTGATAATCCTGAAATAAACGAATCACAATCAAAAGCTCAAGCTGTCGATTTATTTACAGGTGGAAAAATAACAGAAGGTGTCACAAGTACTATAGATAATTTTACAGAAAATTTATCACAAGGTCTTGTAAATGTTGATTCTGCTATGCAGTCCTTTGTAAACCAAATGGGACAAGGACAGGGTCTTGCCTCTGAAATTAGAGCGGAATTTGCTGGCGCTGCCGAGGAAGTAATTGCTTTAGGTGGAACTCAGAAAGAAGCTGCTGAAATTCAAGAAAAAACTCTTACAGTATTAGGTCGTAATGTAATACTCAGTAAAGAACAAACAAAAGAACTTTTTGCCGCGCAAAAAATATCAGGAGTAGAAATTGACGTATTAGAACAATCATTCATAAATGCTGGTAAATCGATTAAGGACATTTCTAAGGAAATGTTACAAGTTAGAGAAATCTCTAACAACATGGGTGTTAATGCAAAGGCGGTATCGGCTTTAGTTGTAGAAAATTTAGGAAAATTAAATAGATACGGATTCCAAAATGGTGTTGAGGGACTCGCTAAAATGGCGGCAAGCTCTCAAGCTTTAGGGATTGACATGACTGAAACCTTAGACCTTGCCGATGACTTAATGTCACCAGAAAGGTCAATGGAAGTTGCGGCAATGTTCCAAAGAATGGGAGCTAGCTCAGCCGCTCTAACAAATCCATTAAAACTGATGGATTTGTCAATGAATGACACCGCAAAACTACAGGAAGAACTTGGTGATTATTTTAAATCCTTTGCTAAATTTAATGAAAAAACTGGACAATTTGAGATTGCAAAATCTGAAAGATTAAAGATTAAGCAACTTACTCAAGAACTTGGAATTTCAAGAGAACAGATAGAAAAAATGGCTCTTGCTGGAGCCGATTTGGACAAAAAACTTTCCAAAATTTCTTTTGCAGGATTTAATGTTGATGAAGAAACCAAACAAATGGTTGCCAACATGTCGGTTATGGGAGAGGGAGGTGAGTATGTCATTCAAACAAAGGAGGTTGATAAAGATGGCAAACCTACAGGTGAATTAATACAACAAAGCATACAAGATTTTCTCACATCAACAAAAGGGGATAAAGATGCAATTAAAGAAGTATTAGGAGCTCAACAAGAAGCGGCGACTAAAAGACCTATAGAAGATATTGCTGCGGACCAGTTAAATACTCTTGATAAAATTAATGTTAGTATTAAATCATTAGTCGAACAACCAGGACTTACACTCGGAGCAAGTCCTGCGGGAGAAGGAATACTTAAAGCTAATTTAATTGCCGCTCAAACCATAAATCAAGAATTTCAAAAAAGATTAGATACTGACTCTAAAATATCACAAAGTTTAGATAATTTTGGTTTAAAATTAGGAGAAGGACTTACAGCAATAGATGAAGGGGAAGGATATCAAAAATTATTTGACGCTTTTAAAGTTCAAGGAGATGAATTAGCAAAAACCACAACTAAAGAGTTAACCGCTGGAGGAATAGAAATCGTATCGAAATTTGGTGATTTAACTGGACTCAAAAGTGTTTTTGATGAATTAGAACTTACCGACGATGTAAAAGAAATTCTTGAGGAAATTAAAAAAGAAGGTACAAATTTGAGTGAAGAAACTATCAAAATGATAGATGAAACACTTAAAAAAATTAATGAAAAAGACAAAGGTAGTGATTTACCTGGTGCCGGTAAAAAAGATAGTGATTTACCTGGTGCCGGTAAAAAAGATAGTGATTTACCTGGTGCCGGTAAAAAAGATAGTGATTTACCTGGTGCGGGTGAAAAAGATAAAAAAGATGTAAAGTTTCCTAAAGCCGATGAAAAAGATAAAGAAATAAAAATTAAAGAAGTTGATGAAGAGCAGGCGAAAGAAACTATAGATAAAATAACCAAGAAAACAGGAGAAATATATGACTCAGTAAAAGAGACAATATTTGAGATTTTTAAAGAAATTACAACTGAAAGAATTGATGTCAATGAATTAAATGTAATTGGTGAAACTAAAAATAATTTAAAAACAACATCAGTCACCGAGTCACAAACCACTTTAGAACCATCAATTACAGAAATTAATCCGCAAGAAGCAATTGTGGAAATACAACCTACAGAAACAATCAATCCGCAAAAAGCATCTAAAGAGGAAGAATCAATCAAATCTATTGGTAGAGAAGAAATTAAACCAAAAGAAAATGTAATTGGAACTGAGTTAGGTGTAAAACCTGAAGGATTACAACAAGTAAAATTAGTAGAAATTTTACCAGTCGATAAGATAGAAACTAACGATATTATAACCGATAGAATTATAATACAAGGAGGAGTTGATTTAACTAATTTGGTAACAACAAAAACAGAAGAACCAAAAACAATATCAACTCCGCCTGTAACAACACCAACCCCTTTAATTAACACCAAAACAATCGATGAAATAGTTCTATCAAATACAAACTCTTCTGAAATTTTAAAGTCGTTTGAAAAATCCTCAAAAGAAATTGGAGAATTAAAAATTGGGGAAGAACCAAAGAAAGTTGAGTTAGCTGGACCAAAACAAGAAAAAGGTTTTACAGGGTTTGAACCAAAAATTTTATCTACAATTTCTGAGAAAGATAAAACAATTTTGTCAAAATTATCACAAGAAATTGTTGAAAAACCTGAAACAACTATTGAATCAAAAACAAATTTTATAAGTGAACAAGGGGTAATTGAATCAATTGAGAGAAATACTAATTTTGTACAACAAAATCTTATAGAAACAATTAGTGGGTTTGCTAAAGAAACATTATCTACCGATAATGTTAAGACGGCAGTTGACACAACTTTGAAAGAAACTGTGGAAAAAACCGCAGGAGATATAGAAAGAGCAATAGTAGAAAAAGAAAAAACTTTTTTACTAACAAGTACTAATTTGTCTGATAAAGAAAATTTAAAAAGTATAGTTGAAAACACCGTAACTACCGAAAAAATAAGTACAGATAAATCAGAGCAAGGACTAATTAACCCTGTAAAATTAATCGAAACAGTAAAATCTGAAATTAGTGAAATACAAGAAAGTGAATCACAAACTACCATTGAAGGAATAAATACGTCAAATCAAACACTCTCTACCAATTTTAAATCCGAAATAGAAAAAATTAAAGATTTAAAAATTACAAGCAACACAAAAGAAATTACAAATCTTGGAAATTACATAAAAGACATTTCATCTGAAGTTAAGTCAAGTCAAGAAAAAACCCAAGAATCACAAAGCATATTTTTAGACTCTGCAAATAACGTATTTGAGAACCAATCTGAAAGTACAAAATCTTTTATTGAAAATAATACAAAAGAATTACCTACAACTCCAAAGACTAACGAAGGTGAAGATTTAATGTCAAAGTACTCTGTAATTGATAAAGATGGAAACAAGACCATATCCCCAATGGGACGCAGGGTGATGAAACAATTATCTGAAAAAGAAAAAGAATATGAAGGTGAGAAGGGAGGATTTTTAGACAAAATATTACCGAAGGAACAAACCATTGAAGCTGTAAAAGATTTAAAAATTACAAGTGATAGTACCGAGACAATAAAATTAGGAAATGATATAGAAAAATTATCAACTGAAATCATAACTTCAGCCGATAAAACTTCAGATATTTCTAAATCTCAATCAGAATCAATTAAATCATTTGTAGAAAATAATACAAAAGAATTACAAAGTTCAAATCAAACTTTATCTAGTAATTTTAAATCCGAATTAGAAAAAATTAAAGATTTAAAAATTACAACAGATAATACAGAAACCATTAAGTTGGGAGGTAATATTGAAAAGTTATCATCTGAAATTATAACTTCTAATGATAAAACAACTACTTCTATAGAATCTCAATCTGAAAGTACAAAATCTTTAATTGAAAGTAGTCAAAATACTTTTGAAAAATCAAGTAATTCTTTAATTAACAATACTAACCAATCTTTAGAATCTCAATCTGAAAGTACAAAATCTTTTATTGAAAATAATTCTAAAGACCAAAAAACTTTTAGTTCAACTTTATCTGATACATTTAAAAATGATTTTGAAAAAATTAAAGATTTAAAAATTACAACAGATAATAAAGAAACTATTAAGTTGGGAGGTAATATTGAAAAGTTAACTTCAGAGGTTCAAAAAAGTTCTAATGATAAAACAACTACTTCTATAGAATCTCAATCTGAAAGTACAAAATCTTTAATTGAAAGTAGTCAAAATACTTTTAGTTCAACTTTATCTGATACATTTAAAAATGATTTTGAAAAAATTAAAGATTTAAAAATTACAACAGATAATAAAGAAACAATAAAATTAGGAAAAAATGTTGAAAACATATTTACCAAGTTTGAAAATCAATCTGATTCTGTCAAATCTATACTCGAAAAAAATTCAAAAAGCACGGATATTTTTACAGAACTTTCAAACACTAATAAAACTATTTTAGAAAAAACAAAAGATGAAGGTACAAATGTGAAAACCTCTATTCTTAATGAAACTACCGATACATTTATAAATAAAATCAATGAAGGAGTTGAAATTGCCAACAAAACAGAAGAAAAAAAGAATCAACTTTCTGAGATACAAAACACAATAACAGATAAAGATTTTGAAAAAAGAGTTGCGATAAGTGAAAGTCTTATTAGAGATTTGGATATTACAAAAGAACAATTAAAAATATCAACAGAAAACGCTCTATTAGTTGAAAAAGAAAAAGAAAATATAGAAACAGTTTCTAACTTTAAAGAATCTGACTTTAATAAACGTGTTGAAGAAAGTGAAAGTTTAATTTCCGCACTTGACAAAGAAATAGAAAAACAAAAAAACGTTGAATCAACTGTTGATTCGACTAAAACATTGACAGAACAAATGTCAAATTTATATAAAGAAGAAAACTTTTTAACCGTTACCAAGCCAATCGACGCAGTTGAAAATGAAACAGAGACAAATGTTATAAACGCTTCACCAATACAACCAACTATTGCTCCAATAGAATTAGATAATAAGAATGTAAAACCTGAGGAGCTTTCAACAAAAGTTCAAGATTTTTTGGCAAATCAACCAAAACAAGTGGTTGAAACTGGTACAAACGAACCAATTAAGATAGAAACAAAATTAACTATAGATGGGGACCCAAGATTTGCATCATTACTTGACGCAAGAAAATTACAAGAAACAATTGAGGGTGTTATGACAAAAAGTATTAACAAACCACAATTTGCTCAAAAAATCAGTACGGGAACACAAAGAGCAAATATGGGAATGACATAGAGAGCTTAATTGTCAATTTAAAATTATACTGCAATCTATTTATTATAAAACTACTCAATGGCGGAAAATTTGCTTTCATTTAATGGGTCAGAACAATTTAGAAACAAACTTGTTGCGA